CCACGTATTAATAGACCTGAAGTGTTATTAGTACCCAGTCAGTATTGCTTAAATTTAAAATTTAAATTTAAAATTAAACTTAAAATTAAACTTAAACTTAAACTAAACTTAAACTAATTTTCCTTTTAGGAATAAATTTAACTTAAACTAAATAGCAAATTATAAATGGAAGTATTAACTTCTAAAACTTTTTTTGATGAGTCTAAGATCAGAGACCATCGTGTAGCGACTGTCCTAGCGCAAGAAAAACATAGGACTGATAACGCTTTTTATTATCCATTCGCAATGAATGATGAAGAGATTGCTATGTTCCAAGCTTGCTTTCCGCGGAAGCTTGTGATTCAAGATCCAAAAAGATGCTTCGATTCAGCACATCCAATTTTAGCAAATCTCAACTGGTTTTCCAATAACGAAGCTTTCAGCTTAGTTAGCCGTTGGAAATATAACAAATTAATTACCTTATCTATCGGCGACTCAGCAAAACCAAAAATTGAAACAGATCACAATTGTCTTAAGCTTGAATCATCACGTGATTTGTACAGAGTCGTCGGAACGAACGGCGCACCCCGCGGACTTAAAAACTTTTCAAGCGGTGCCTCAAGCCACACATTCTACTGCCATCAAGGTAGCGAGAACTGTGATTTTATAGCACATAAAGCTGTTGCCGTGCACAGTATTTATGATATCACTCCATCTGATATGTTCAAGATATTTATGAAGCACGGTATAGATGAACTTGTCGCATTCATCTATCTTCCTAATAGCCTTTATTTACAATCACTGGCTGCGACTGATTTGCAGGAGTTCAATATGATTTACGATGGTGACACGGCGTGGTTCGGGATATCTGACCGTTCACTTGCTTACAAACATTCACTCACAAATTGGAAAAAGTGGGCAACCATAACTAAAATCGAACCCACTGATACATGTGTATTCTCCAGGCGCCTCAGACCGTTCTGCCTGGCTGTTGAGCGAATCAACTCCTATGGACCACTATGCAGGATGCGCATACTTAGAATCTCTTATAATAACGATAATATACCCTGCATTATACCTTATCGACAAATGTCACGCGGCTGCTGTCTCGTTCCAAATATACGAGTAGCATGGGAGAATGATTTTATTTACCATCAAGGAAATTTACCACATATATGTGTACCATCCGATGCGGTCCGCCAGGTATTGAGTTATGCCAATCGTGTTAATGATGGCGCCTACAAATTTCGTGATGTTGCCGCTTATTTCGAAGCAGTTATAACTAAAATAATAGTCGATAATGTTGTCATTCGTAAAAATTGGAACACATCATTACAAAATCGTTATGATGCGCTCGTTTCACTATTTGTCATCGGTGCCTTCCAGAGGAAGCGACGTACCAATCTTGTCTCAGATGCTTTTCATGAGGACAAGTTGTACGATGAAATGAGTGATGTTGAATTTCTCGGACTTAATATTGGAATACCATGGCTCCGCTTTAAGAAGTGGTTCCACCGCTTATTTAAACCTACCAACGCGGTCGGTGAAGTCGAGAACACAAATAATAATGATGTATTCATTCATATGTTCAACGTCATAGAGTTAGAGGATAAAATCGTGTATACTAAGGAGATTGTACATATTAGCGAACAACCATACGTCATCACCGAACCGCCAGTTGTTACTGCACCATCCGCATCCGAACCCATCATACTCCCGGATGCACCTGCCGTCGATGCCACACCCTCTCCTGAACCATCTGCACCTCTAATCGAGCCACCATCGCCACTTGAGTATGACACGCCAACCGACACAGAAAGTCCACCTTCTGATAGTAGCACACCAGATGTTTTTACAATTGACTTGGACAGGCCTGATTATTTTGGTTTTTTTAAAGACACGGCCACCTTCAAAATATCAGATGTCTTGGCTATGGACCATAATACCATGGAACATAAGCACGATTACATACAGTGGCTTTTCCCAACTAAGGAGCAAAGTGCTAGCTCATTAATCAAGCCGATTGATACTGCAACCATTAATCGCATTAAAAATGATGAAGAATGCATGTTCAATTTTCATCGCGGTATATCTAAGTTTTTAACGTTTCTTGGATATGATTATCTTGGCGACAACGAGCCAATACAACCCTATTCTTCATCATTTCACAAAGACCGTGTTGCCAACTTTATGGCAAATAAGCATAATGCTCTCCGGATCACCCGACTTATCTCCAGTTGCCACCTATTCGGTTACCATCGTACAGCGCGTAACATTATATCTATATACCAGACATATAAAGGTCATGTTGCGCAGTCCTACGAAAAATATTACAAGCATATGCTTTACTGTTCCGACTGCATTGCTCCTACTGTTCAAAATGAGAAATCAATAAATATAGTAGGCGACGATTTGAAAGAACCATCATTCAAATGCTTCGGGCAGTGCGGTAATAAAGGGTGTCCGCGCGATTTTGTTTCCAACTTCGCGCTCATATACCACATATCAAGAGAGGGGCCGCGCGATATCAATATCTATATGCGTGACGCTGAACAGCCTCGTACTGAAAGAGTCCGTCTCCCATCTGACGATGAAGATATTTTTACAACCTCAACCGAGAGTCCGGTGGTTAATGATTTTGATGGTTGGTTTAATACTTTTCTTATGAATGAAAGTTATTTCAAAGACGAATCAGCGATCAACGACGCCCTGTTTGATGCTGCTATACGGGCACTTAAAGTAAAACCCACAATCCAAGCGTTCCTCGAAAACGAACGACCATACAGCAGTTCTAGCGTCGACGAGGTTATCGCTCAGGCAGCTTCAAGGTTTAACGCCAAACCTGCAAAGCAAATATTTCTCGAAAATGAGCAGCTGTATGATTTAAAACCTGACATCGATGAGGCCATTGCCTTCGCTGCATCTAAGTTGATGACCGCCACCAAAGTAGCCGAGACCACTTCAGCTAATGTCGCTGTATCCAACAAATTTGAAGTTCTTGAGGATGAGTGGGAAGATTGCGATTCCGATAATGAGGTCGAACCACCAAAACTAACACCTAAACCTTCAAAGCAGACTACACGTATTAACACCACTGTAGTTACAAATTCAAAGCTACGACCTATTGCTGAAGCACCAATGACACCTACCCAGATTATGCATCTTATTGAGAAAGAGAGTGAGTTACGTGGTGATCCGGTCAATCAGGATCATATTATTGTCAAACACCCCACACTCGATATCGAAAACTTCGAAGACCACTTCATAATCCCACTACAACTACGCGGGAAAAAGTATAAATCGTTAATTCGTTGTTTTGACGAATTGTTGAACATAAAGAGCTTCCCGAATAAGTTTATCGCTGGACACTGTGCAATACGATCATTCTTTAACATCCTTACGCAGTTCGTCAAATGTAGTGAGCGTGATTTCTTATTGTTTTCTTTCTACCATTTACTTGCGGAAGAAGTCGATGAACCCCAAAAGATATATGACTATATTGTTAATGGCAAATATGATACTGAAGCTTCCGCTTGTATTATCGAGATTTTGTGCATGCAGCTCGATTTAAACATCGTTATAGTCAATGAAACCACCGTTAATGGCGACACTATGTACGCACGTGACTTCAATAAAATGCGTGGTCCTGCGTACACTATACATTACAATCTAAAGCACTATGAGTACCGCGGTCGCCAGGGTACCGGTGGCTTTAAAGATAAATTCCCTTATTTACTTGAACAACTTAATAGGAAGTACCGCACCATTCTTGAGACTAGCGCTGCACCTGGCCATTTAATTAAATTACTACGCAAGAGATTCCCCAAAGCATATTTAACTGCCATGATGTATAACGGCCCAGGTTCTTTAAAGTTTGATCCCAAAGATTTTGTCAACACTCAGATCATCGTTTATTCTTTACCTTTAGGAAACTCCCTTAACACAATCAGAGTACCACAAAACGATCTCGTGGTTATAGACGTTGGACGTGAGTTCAATACGGAGGAACTAACCGAACAGCATCTTTCGTTCGCGCTACGTGTTCTTGAGAAAGGTGGTGATATCATGGTTAAAACATTCGGCGACCCACATTATCTTTACGAAACTGCTACCAAATTTTCATCTATTAAACTGTTGTCCAAACCGGATGGACAGAGTGCCGAATCAACGGAGCGCTATTTTCTTCTATCGGGTTATCTGAAAGGACAGCTGAATTTTTACAATGTTTATGACCAATTTCACATTGATGAGACTATTCATACTTTTAGAGTCTCTCGTGAAGATGCTGATAGATTCCATAAGCATTTCTTCAGAGATACCTTTGAAGACTTTGCTAAGAAACTGAATGAAAAGATACCAACTTTTAAAGAAGGTATACGCGGAACTTTTTCGGCCATTACCGGTTATGCCAGTGCATCTAAAACCACGAATGCCATCAAGAAATATCCTTCTGCTAAGTTCATATCACCCACATCATATCTACGTGATAAGATCGCAGAGCGTAAAGTTCATGCAATGACACCTCACGTCGCTTTTGTTAACATTAAAGACGGTGATCATATTGTTGTTGATGAGCTGTCCCAGTTTTGCGTTGAGTACATCGCCCTGCTCACTGTTATGTATCCATCGTCAAAGATTACAGTATTGGGTGATGTTTATCAAACGCAAGCTCACACTGGCAAAGAGAAATTTACATCTTTTCTTGAAGTTGGGGTGCGTAATAATATGATCGATGTTTACGCAATACCCCAAGACATTACCAACATGCTCAACCGGAAATATAATTGGAGGATGAGGACACATTCACCTGTTCTTGAATCCATATATCGCGTTTCAAAAGATCTTTTCGAAAATGTATTAAAGAGTGGTGCTTTATGTCTATTTCCAAATACAACTAACGCCACGAACGCCGCTGCAAAGGGGTATAACGCACATACGGTAACATCTTTCACCGGCTCTCGTGAAAATCATGTTGTTTTTATCGTTGATGATGTCGCTTTGAACGGTGGTGTGATGTCACATTCATCTGTGATATACACCGCTGTTACTCGCGCTAAGCAGAGGCTATTCATCGTTGAGGGTGATGACGAAGAGTTGAGAAAGTATTTTTGTTACGATGGAACATTAATTGACAACTTTGCGCAGTTCTCTGAGATCTTTTTCTGCGAAGAAAGTTATATTAATGACCCGATTAAACATGGTTTCAAACTAACAATTCCACCATCTGATAAATTGCACGCCCTTCCACAGCACGGCGTTGAACTAGCTAAAAGTGTAATAACCGATATGGGTCCAAAGAATGCTAATGAACCAGAGGAAATGCTGTTTGCACAGATACCTCTCCGCATAGGGCCAAAAGGCAAGAAACGTGTTGCTACTACTATCACGACTGAGGAGCAACTTAAGAAAGATATGTCAACGGAGGATGAGAAGTTTTTTAAAGTATCTGAATTAAACGTCACTATAAATCAGAGCTCAAAGAACGCATTTGAAACGCTGCGCACCATGAACGAGAGGTACGCTTACGCACCGAAGAACGTGAAAGTCGGTAGCAGCACATTACGTTATACATCCAGTCGTGTTGATGCAGATTATGCCTATAGTGGTCTCGTTAAGGGGTTACTTACGGCATGTTACGGTGAGAGGGCGTCACTATTCTCTAAGTCCAAATTTTATCGCGAGATGCGTGTTGATAACAAACAGCTACTTAAAAACGCTTTCGCGTATGCAGAGTCATTAGACACCAAGCTCGGAACACAACTCTACACGACTGAGGAGATTAATGAAATTTTTGATGAATTTGATCACTCTATTAATAACCGTGATGCTATGCTCAGTTTTTTTAATAAACGGCAGTCAAAACATAAGATGAACGATGGTTTTGACACCGCTAGTAAGGTTGGCCAGGGCGTGGCTTCATTTGAAAAGAAAGTTAACATCATCTACGGTGCATATGCTCGCTCACTTTTAGATAACCTTAAAACTATACTTGCAAAACGCAATATATTTCTTGTAACACATGGTTCGGACGTTGAAGCCACAGAGGTGATGGGCTCAATGATTGCCAGCGCTTGCTCTGAGGGAAGGTATTTCAAGTGGCACTGCAATGACTATAGTGAATGGGATGCATCATTTAGAACCGCGTTCGCGAGGCTAACATCTTTCGTCTTGGACGCATGTGGTATGCCACGTGAGGCTATAACATGGTTTGAGAGTCATCGTAAAAATTGGAAAATGGTGTATACAAATGCGTATGGTCAAACCTTCGTACGCGGTCATGAGAAACAGTTCTCTGGTAACCCTTTCACCATCGCCGAGAACACTTACGGCAATCTCGCATTAACAAATGCATTGTTTGAATTTCGCGACCATAGCTTTTCCTTCTTCAAAGGTGATGACAGTGCCGTCAATTCAAGGCTCTGTATACCACGCGACTCTTACACAAAAATATTAGCGTACACCGGTCATGGCTTGAAACGCATGACGTCAATTATAGGTGAGTTCGCTGGCTACATATTACATAACGATGGCACCTTTCCTGATGTGTATCGTTACGCATCAAAGTTCATGTCCAAACCGTATCGTGATCGTGCGCATTTTGAGGAGGCGACTGAAGCACTTAAGGACAGAGTTGCTACTGTTCGAACGTCGCTGCAGGCTCTTTCCGGGTATGAAGCAGCTGCCGAGTTTTACACCCACCACAGCGGCCGCTTCACTTCGCCAGCTGAAGTTGAGATTTTACATTCTTTTCTATCAACTTCATCTAATTGGACTTTTGATCATTTTCTAGCAAATAAAAAGTACTACGATCAAGCTCTAGTCACACTTCAAACTCGATTCGTCGAGGTGGATGCGTGATTAAAGCTTCAATTACTGCTAGCTTTATTTAACTGACTGTGAGGAATCCGTATTAATAGACGTGAAGAGTTGTTAGTACCCTTACAGTATTTTCAAAATTAAGCTTAAAATTTATTTAATGCGAAATCTTAAACGTAAAATTTACCAAAATGCCAAAAAGCAAATTACCGCAAGCACTCAAAAGAACCCCAAAGCGGAAAACACTTTGGACGTGTCCTGTATGCAAGGGCAAATATACACCTTCAAAAGCGATAAAAGCGCGCCATCAACAACTAATGCAACAGGCGAAACACAACAACAGCATGTTATGCCCAACATGCACAAACAAGAACACGAGGAAACAAACCACTCCAAAAATGAAGATGGGCGCATCAATACCGCGCAACCCAGGCACCCGTGGCATTCGCGCCACGGGTCGCTTAGCTCAGCGTGGGACATTACTTCCAACGCGTCAGAGGGGAGTGAGAGCATCACAGTATTACCTTGCGAGCATGCTCAATCCAAAAGCGACTATGGGTTCGAAGGCAATCAAATTCAAATCCGATGCCGTGCAGACTCCAAGGGTCGCATACAACTTCAACTCAGTGTTTACGATTAGCCCTATTATTTACCCGTCCTATCCCACATCACTCTCCAACACATTCAAAATCAAATTTCTACCAAGCCCTTTAATTATTGCCGAGATACACACACCGGGTCGCCTTAATATCGGCGGTGTACCCCATGTTCAAATATTTAACATTGATGGGTCAGTTAGTTACTTCATAATTGGCTCAAAGGTGGAGCAATTAGGCGTTCTGGATGGCCGAAAATTTAAACCACGCACTGACTGGGCGAAATACCGCTGTATTGGTTATAGTGCTGGTTCTATGTGGGTCGGACGCGAGATTGATAAATCAGGCGTTGTCTACGCCGCACGAATGAACGAGGAGGTGCCTTTAGATGAATTTAACCCCACACTCAAGCAGGACGCGATTTTTGGGCGCGCTTTCCAGGAACAAAGTTATGCTGGTACACACAAAGAGCCGGTTTATGATTGGGCTCATGCAGATCCAAATGAAGCCGCACTTGACCCAGATCACCCAGACATTCCTAGTGGTGATAAATCCGTCACATTTGTTTACAACGCGTCACACACCAATCCAGATTACTCGCGTACTGATAACCGTGCCACGGTCTACACCTATGGCAATGAGGCAGCGGCATATGAAAATCCGGGTTACGGTTTGATACGTGGCTTCGACAATCAAGCCGGTAACGTTATCAACGATCTGTGCCTGACTGCAACGAAGCAAGCTGCTCCAACTCTAGTTGAACTCCACACCGCCATCAACAAGTTTACCAGCATGTATCCTACCAGCGTAACTGTCACACCGGCTGGCACTGAGTGGTCGCATTCTATCAAGTTCTCTGTTAACGTGACAGCAATTTTTATGCCATCTACCGGTTCAGTGACTTCGAATTATGATATTAAGGGCGTCAAGAGTTCCGAATTTTTCGCCGAAGTTGCATCATCAGACGTTATACTTGTTAATGATCAAGTCGAGTTTATGAAATCAGTTTCACGAATACTCGGCGGTCTCAAGACTTTGACTGATTTCATAGGCGATCAAATTTCACAGTTTGGTAATCCTGCCAAAAAT